CTCCGTCCATCATGTCATACTTGTGGCCGTAGATGTCCTCATAGCCAATACAGCATATATTGTTCACCTGTGTCACTTTCGTGGCTCCGTACTCGTCTTTCTCCAGATACCACGCATACAGGTGCACCCCGGCATCAGAGGTCTGGTTGGTCACATTCGGATTGATTCCGCTTGCCTCCTCAAATCCGATGGTATCCTGCATGCCTCTTGACGCTGTGCCACCGGTTGTTCTCATATAGGTATGCTGACCGGCGCCGCACTGTTCCTGCATATTCCTGCGCCCATACTTGGCATAGCTCAAGTTGGCGATACGGAAGTGCATCAGCGCGTCTATCTGCTGCATGCCTCGCTGCACGCTGTAATAGTGGAAGTCCGTCCACGACATACTGCCGGTGGTGCTGTTGCCTGTTATGGCAGAGCGCAACTTGCTGCCGACTACCGAGCTACCCACAACGGCGCACAAGTGCTCGTCATTGGCGAACCACTCCGGCTCCATGTCCTCTATCTTCTCACTGTTGGAGAGGACTACCTTGTCGAACTCTGCCGTGTTCAAAATGGAGAAATACAATGCCGTCGCACCCTCCGGGACATCGGAAATGAGGTACATGCCGGCCTCGAAACGGCTGCCCAGAGTCGGCACGACAATGTCCTTCAACACATTGCCGGACTCATCGGCAAAGGCAGAACCCACAAGGTTCGTTCCGGGAACGCTTGGCCAACGCACTTTCTTGTAACCGATGACATCAACCATACACACGGAATAGGTGCTGTCTGTGCTGTAGGAGTTCTTGATGGTGTCCTTGCCGCTCATTATCTTCTTTCCGCTGGTATAACCGCCTTGGCGTGCCTTGATGTCCGCGAGCGTAAGCACGTCCACGTTCGGCACCGTCGGCATGTGGTCCTTGTCCCTTGAACTATAGCAGCTGTAGTTCTTTCCGTTCAGGAAGTCGTTGATGCCCTTGCTCCAGAAGAATGGCTCATACATCATCCAGTCGCCCTCCGTACCGTCCAGTTTTGCAGCCGTGCCATCATAATACTTGTTGCTGTCCGTGTCTGCAAGTGGGCAATATGTCATCTCGCCGTCAAGGTTGTTCACCACGGTATCGACATTGGCGATGTTCACGTTTCTTGTCGTGGCTTTCTTCGTCACCTTGGCAAGTACGCGGTGGCGGTTCTTGAAGATTGCCTCTATGTGACCGCTCGGTTTGTAGTCGGTGCCATACTTGTAGCCGGTTCCGTTGTCAAGATTGGAGATATTCGCATCGTCTGCCACACTCTCGTCGCTCTCCAGCATGGTATATTCGGGCTGTACGATGTTCAGTTCCGGGAAGTGCTGCTGCAGGGCCTCGTACTCCTCATCGTCCTTGTATGAGGTTAAACGGTATGTGCCCACCAGTCGGCAGGTATCCACGTTGCCACCGTTCTCGTCCACGCCTCCGGTCGTCATCAGCGAGGTCAGCAGACTGCCGTCGCCCTCCATGTCGATGCCCGTCACACGCAGGTATTTCACATTGGTGCATCGGGCGTACAATGTCTGCCAGTCTATGCCGGGACAATTATCCACCACAAAGCGTGTGATATTGCTCGTGCCCTCTAATGTCAGACCGCTTGTCTTCAATTTGCTTAGGTAACGCAGTTCCAAAGTTTGGAGCGATGCCGGCAGTGTGACGCTTGCCAATGGTGCGCCCTGCGCAAAATTCACACCTGTCAGTGCCGTCCGTCCCGCCTTCAGCGTCTCCAGCTTCGTGTTGTTGCTCAGGTCTATGCCCGTGAACGATGCCGACTTCAGCCCCGTCATGTTCAGCGTCCGCAGGTTCCGGCAGCCGTTCACCAGCAGGGCGTTCAGAGTTGTCTGTGTCTGGCCGCAGCTCACGTCAAGCGTCCTCAGGGCGGAACAGTTGTTCAAGTTCAGAGTCTGGAGTATGGCATGGCTAACGTCCGTCAGGTCAAGCCCCATGATGCGGCTCGCACCGTAGATGTATTGCGGGTCATTCACGATGAGGTCCGTGTCAAGCGTCAGTTCCACCTGACTTCCCGTGTCCTCCGCAAGCACTGCGCTTTCATGCGGAGTACCGCTCGTGTAGCCGTACCCGAAGAAATACCGCTCGCTCGCCGTGATTCTTATCTTCCGGTTGTCACTTCCGAACTTATAGCCGAAGTAGGCCGCGAAACTGTCCTTTCTGTATGTACCGCACACATACTGGCTGTCCAGCAATGCAAACCGGTTCTGGATGGTATAGGTGCGGTGCGCATATCGGCTGCCCTGGAGTGCATAGAGATAGTCATAGTAACTCGTAGTGCCGTCGGCCGTCGTCACACCCTCCGTCAGCGGCTTGATGTACTTGTAGATGCCGTCCTTGTTGTAGATGCGCTCACACCAGTTGCCCATCATCTCCTCATTGAACACCTTCAGCACATACTCCAGCGACATCGTGCTTCGCAGCTTGTCTGCCACCTCCCTCAGTTTTTCCGGGCAGCCTCTCACAAGTTCCCACAGCACGGAGTCGTGTCCTGCAAACGCATACGAGCCGATGCTCTCGTCCATCGTCTCCCACGTTATCGTGTAGTCGTATTTCAGAACTGAGTCGTTGCGCTCACCGAACACCGTGTCCATGTCGTATGGGATGAAGTACCAGATTTTTCCGTCCCATGTCACGAGCATCATGTTCTTCGCGCGGTTGTCCACAGCCATGAAGTAGTCAGTTATCAGATACCATGCAAACGGCGAGTCGTTGCCGAAGTATTCCGCATATTCGTTCAGGAACTTCGTCGGGTTGCCCTTGCACGAGTATATCCACTCCCAAAGGCGCTTCACTGCCGCCTTGTCGTCCTCATGCGCCGTCGCCCATGTGTCGTCGGCCTTGAAGCGGAACTCCAGAGCATCGTCAAACGTGTCCATGTTGCTCGTACCGAACAGGCACAATGTCTCCGAGTTGTTCAGGAACTCCAGGCAGATGCACTTGTTGCGCTCGCCATTCAGTGTCGCCTCGTCATTGAAGCCCTCGATACCCTCAAAGCCGTAGATGATGCCGCTGCCGCTCTTCTCGTTGTTGAAGTTGTACTTGCCAAGATACACGTTCTCACCCGTGCCGTTGTTGTCGTAGAACAAATCTATCGGGAAACCGTCCACGCCGATTCTCACATCATAGTTGCCCTTGTAGGCCATTTGTGGCGGAGTCAGCCAGCCGCATCTCTTCCAGATGTCGTTCACGATCCTCACCGCACCCGTATTGTGCGTAGATGAAGAGTCCGAGAAGTCCGCCTTCAGACAGAATATGTCTATCGGTCTTGCACCTGGTTTGAACGAATATTTGAAGTCCGCTACCTCCACACCGTTCACATACAGCTTAGTGCCGTACTTCGTCGAGCGACTGAAGTAGATGCGGTAGTTCTTTCTCGGGTAGGTCGTCGATGAGGTGCCTTGTATTCTCAGTCCGCACTGGTAGATGATGAAGTCATACTCCTTGCCGTAGGCTGAGTAGAAGTAGATGTCCACCGGAACCTCAAACTTCTTGTTGTTCGTCTGGTTCACCAGGTTCACGTCGCCCACGATCCTCATCACGCTCTTGCCCATTGCTCTCAGCTTGTCGATGTTAACGTCTGTGCCCTCGTCATCCATCACCTGGTTCTTCTCGAACAGCACCACCATCTCGTCGCTTGTCGGACGGTCCACCATATAGTTCGACAGTTCCTCATCATCACCCAACGCACGGTTGTACACACGCATGTTACGCACCTCCACGTCCGCACTCTCGCTCGTGATCCTGATGTTCGTGGGTTCTTCCTGGAGCAGCGAGTCCGTCGAGGCATACTGCTTCGCGCCGCATAGGATGCCGTTCACATACAGCATCATCAGTCGGTTGCCCTTCTTCTCCTGCACCACGAAGGCTATCTTCAGGGTCAGACCGCTTGCAAACTTAGTGCCTACTTCCGAACCTGCGCCCGTCCGCATCAGAGCCTCCTGCGTCGTCAGTCTGAAGCCCACGCCGCCGGTCATGCAGTCCACCACCGTACCCCTGCGGTCGGTCACGTTCGTGCATGCCAGCTCCATCTCGTAGGTTGCGCCCGTGGTGGTCGCGTCGTTGCCGAAAGGCTTGTACCCGATTTCTACATTCGCGCCGTTCGTCAGTTTCAGCGCGTCGCCCGTCCAGCCGTTGCTCTGCCAGTCAAAGCCTTCAAACGCCGTTTGAACGTCGTTATAACGCCATTCCGCAGGACTGCTCTCCGCATTGCTCCTGCCCGCTGCCGTCAGCTTCAGCACCAGTCCCGATGTCGCCTCGCCAAGGTCGATGCCGCTCTCCGTCACGTTCACATTGAACTTGTATTCGGTCGTGCCGCACTTCAGCACCATCGCAACCGCGCCTTTCTCCAGGAAACGGTTCGTGTAGGTCTGCACCGTTCTCGGCACGCTCACCGTCTGCGTCCTTATACCGTCCCTCCACACGCTCATGCCCGCAGGGGTTGCCGTGGGGTCATAGGCCACGAAGTCGAACATCATCTGCTCATACTGCCCCGTATCGATGGTCGGGGTGAGATGGTCTGCCGTAAAGACGCGCCCGTCCTTGAAAATTATCTTGGTTCCGATATATGGAGCACTGCTGCCGGTCTTCAATATGTCGAAATAGATGCTCTCGCTCTTCAGTGTCAGTTCCTCGCTTGCCTTCATCTCGGCCACCATCTGCACGGTATGCCTGCCGACTGCAAGCCCGGACATGGAGAGCGTGAAACTGCCGTTGGTGGTACCGCTCCTTGTGACGGAAACGGAGTCTTTCTGTATGCCGTCCACATAAAGGGTGACGGTCTTTGTGCCGCTTCCGCTTACGCCATAGGGTATGTCCACGTTCTCGCTCACGCCATAGCCGCCTTTTGCGATACACTCGGCGATATTGAAACCACTGCTCAAGGCAAGGGTCACCGCCTTCACGCTCACATAACTCTGCTTGGTCTGCGTCTTGCCTGTTGTCGGGTCTGTGGTGGTTGCCTTCACATAGATGTCCGTCGTGCCCAAAAGAAGGTATTTAGTCA